GTTGTAGATCCTTGAGGTCTGCGCGTTGGTGCCGTTGCGTTGGGCGAGGGTGTTGGCGGCGTCGCGGGAAAGAGAAAGATCTACCGCGCCAAACGATGTCGATGTCGAACTAAAGTTATATCCGGAGAAGTTGTTTAACACAACCCCTGAGCCGCCTAATGTCCACTGCCCTCCCGAGGCGGACATTGCTCCGCCCACGGTAATTATATTTGTGAAAATTCTAGTCGTGGAAGCTCCAGTGGTATTGTCTACGTTAAACAGAACGTTCCCATTAACCTGAAAATCAACAACTCTTCCCGTAAACCCACTCGGGGCATTAACCCCAAACCCCGTCCCCGCCGTGCTCCAGCTCGTCGAAGTCGTACCGCTGGGCTCAATCAGCACATGCGGCTTCGTGGTGGTGCTCGTCCCACCCGTGAACCAGGTCCCGCTGAACAACTTGGCCGGTGCGCTGGCCGCAGCGTTGAAGGCATTGATTAGCCGGGCCAAAAGCGTGAGATTGCCCGAGCTGTCAGCGGTGAGGGTGCTGAGGCCAGCAACAGCGCCATTGGTGTTAACTAGAACCTGACCGCTGCTACCACCAACCAGAGCCACCGTGCCGGTTGCATCAGGGAATGAAATTGTGCGATTTGCTGTTGCTGTAACCGTCTGAAGCGTGGTAGTAAAAGACCCACCATCATCCAGAAGAATGTCGCCCTTGCTGGTCAGTAGGTTGGTGGTCTTGTCGTAGGTGAGATCTACATCACCGCCGAAAGTACCATCATCATTAAACAAAAGTGAGCCATTGCTGCCGCCGGGAACAGCAGAGGATCCACCAGGATCAGCAACGATGTCGAGCTTGCCAGTAAGAGGGTTAAACTGATATGACATGACTTAAGTTCTAGTGATGTTGGTTAGATTGCTGCCGCTATAAGTCAGCGTCAGAGTAGCCACCGTGGTTCCAGAAGAACCACCGTTCTTATAAATAACACCTGTAAGATTTGCACCCGTATAGCTCAGGGCGATGTGATCATGAGCGGGAATTGCAAGACCAGAAATGCTATTTAATGCAGCAACACCAGGCCCATCCTCTGCCAGCGCTACCCGTTGGGTGTTTGCATCAATCACCCCGCCACCACGGGTGACATTTGGTGCCATTGGCACCGGAGTATCTCTTAGCTGTTCATTAGTTAAAGGACCAGTGACCGGCAAAGAAGCCGAGAATGCAAGTAAATTATTCCAGGTAGAAGTACCAATGTATCGCCATTGGATATGCGTAGCCGTTGCTTGGAATTGTATTCGTGATAGATCGTCGGTCCAGGCCATTAGAGCACTTATCCGTACAATTATTGTACCGATAAAACACGGAAATAAATAGGACCAGTAGTAACAAAGTTTGCAGTACCAGCTATAATATCGTCAGCCCTAGTGTTAATAGTTAGTTGAGTAACAATAATCTTTGATTGATAATAAGTAGTTCCTGGCAAGTCAACCGCATTTTTGTCTGCAAGATAAAAGGTTTTAGTGCTTCTATCTAAATAGAATTTGACATCTACATTTGCTGCGTTGTCCCTGAAGAAAAATAAATTCATCAATTCCATTGAATCCTGAAAACCTCCAGATAAAGCAATTCTCCGATGTGCAAGAAAATTAAAATTACCACCACCTGAAATGATGTTCTTTAAGTTTTCTCCAAACTTATCGCCAATAGCAGTAGTATCCACTTCTGAAGCATCTAAACTTAGGGACCACTCCTCTAAATAACCTTGCGTTGCCCAATCCTGAATAACCAAGCTACAAGTTATCTTTGTAAATGAAGCAGCGGCTAATGGGATTCTTTTTGTCTCACTGCCAGAATATGAATCAATCTTTGTAGAGTAAAGAGATACTCGATCTAAATCATCAACATAGATATAAAAGTTAGCAGTGCTATTTGAAGTAAATCCTTGAATTGGAAGATTTCCACCTGTAGAAACAAACCTAACAAGATCTCCAGTTACATAGTTTTGATTCAAAGATGAAAAGTTATTAGATGCCAGAAGTACAGCGGCTGGCAATAATTCAACAACGCCAGGAGCATTGCGCTTGATTTGAACAATTCCACCTCTACCAAGGACAGGCATTAGAAGGCTCCCGTAATATCACCAGATCCCTGGAAAGAAACACTGGTTGCAATTGCTTCCCTCAGGGATACGGTCAAGCTTACTTGTGTAACAAACATGTTTATGCTTATAGATTTGTCAATTAAAGTTGTATCTAAGTTTAAAAAAAGAACTGCTGGTATTGATCCAGCGAAAATGCTATTCAGAATATCAAGAGTTGGAAGGTCAAATGGGTCATACAAAATAGTTGCTGATCCAGAGGAACTTTTAATCCCAGGAAGGAAGGTCTTAGTAAACTTTTCAACTGTTGTATTTTCCATCACTTCTCTTGAAAAATCCAAATTACAATTTATCACTTTGGCGATTTTTTCGCCTTCATAGTACAAGGATGAATTTTTGCTGGTGATTGGGGCCATGGTAAAATTGTAATCTTGATTAGCTAAACGTACCTCAAAAAAACAAACTCAAAAGAGTTTCCATTTGCTGGAAGGCCCGGTGAAGATGATTGATATGGTTCATTTACGCCATGCCTTTTAATTTGAAAATTACGAACAAAGGCAGTGGTAGTGATAGTGCCAGTATAGAAGTTAGGGCCACCACCATTGATTTGAGGAATATAGATAGGCCCTCCCTTATTGAGCCACAAATCATAATCGTTGCCATTTCTAACTGTAATAGCACCCGACTTTGGATAGGCCTCAGTAGAAGTCCCAGAATTAAAATTTGAAACGTTGCTGAATAAACTTTGCTCTAACGGAAAACCGTGATTTATAGGATCCAGCGCTGTTGCAAATGGACTTGTGTAAGTAAAGGCACCAATAAGACTTGCGGGGAAGTTCAATCCACCAGTAGCAGTTACCTTGGCGGGTATGCTGCAGTGGTAAGCGGATATACCAACCGGCATAGGCAGAGCTGTAATATAATTATACAAAGGAACCCCGTTTGAGCTGTTCACAGGACTTCGACCAAAAGTATTTTGTACTTGGTTGACGAAAAGCCACGTTTGAACATCTACTGCTGTCATTTCTCGCCAATCGCTGCTTCTCGAATACGCCGGTTGAATAATGGTAATAGGACCAAAATGGTTGAAATAAACATAATTAGTAAAATCGGAAAATACTTGGGTTTCCTTTTGTTCCCATTTAATATCATATCGAGTTGTACTGGAACATACAGGCCCTCGCCCTAAAATCAAAGGTGGAGTAGCAAATGCGTCAGTTGAATCCCTCTGGCCTTCCAATGAAACAGTAACAGTTTTATAGCCTGGAATACTGCTTTTCGCATAAACAGGTCTTTGCTTGAAACGCCAACTAAAATTGTTCTTTAACAGCGAACGCAATGGTTCTTCAATATCATTCCATAATTCATTAGGCAGGGTTAAGGTATCAAAAGTTCCATAAGCAGAATCAAAGGCATTGCCAATGTGAGAAGCCTGAAGATCAGTGATATTGGCAAACTCAAATTCAATAATCTCGCCACTTGATTGTGTGCCATATTTTCTAGTAGCAATGTTGCCAGAAATAAAATTAAACTGCTTAACAGGGTACTGAGGCTGTGTCAGTGTTCTGTCAGAAGGTCTAATAGCAGGAAAGGGTATTGGCATTACATCACACCAAGGGCGGAGAGTAGGGAATCCATGGACCACTAGTATTTGCTCTTCTCATCCCCAGGTTTCTAATTGAGCTGTAGAAAGTGTATCTTCTCCATGGCGGGTATGGCGTTCCATAGGCTGAGTTTGAGAAGCCTTGACCCGTCGAGCTAATTCCGTCTGGCCAACTTGATGTTATTGCGTTAATTCCCAGAAACAACGTGGTCGGTTGATCCTCTACTGCTGGAGCGTATTGCGGTTCAAACCATCCTGTAGGAACATGCCACCATTGACTGACATCTTCAATGTATTTCGTGACCCATTGCCCCTCTGTAAATACAGCGGGATAATGGACAATCCCTGATCCAGGTGGAAAAATTGACACTTGACCATTAGCGTCATTTGCAGCACCTTGAAGCGTGTCCTGCTTTTCATCAAATCTGAGATCCCATAGTCCGTCAAGAATTTCTGGATTTTCCTCTGTTGGCAACAATAGCCCTGGTTCAGGCAATGGCGGAATATAAGGAGGAGGTGGTGAATAATCAAAATCACCCTTAAGTTTTATTTTGACATTCTTAAAACCAGGAATACTGCTTTTTGAATATACAGGTGACTCTGCAAAGCGCCAAGTGTAATTCCGCTTTAATCGTGAACGCAAAGGTTCTGTGATGTCATTCCAGAATTGATGTGGAAGTGCAAGTGGCTCATAGGAGCCAAATGCAAGTTGATGCGCAAGGCCTAATGAAAAAGCATCTAAATCAGTGATATTAGAAAATTCAAGTTCAATAATCAATCCACGAGGAACTGTACCAAAACGTTTAGAGGCACCAGTTCCCCCTGGTGAAATTTGTCTTTTAACTGGAAAATCACCTTGAGTGATATTTCGATCTGATGGGATAAGTGGAGGAAAATCAATGGCCATATCAAGCTCCAAACCCCCAAGGCCAACGTTGGCCCAATAGCGGATATGTCGGTACTGGTGGGCAGGGAGGACAGGGAGGGCACTGAAATGTAAGATAAGCTAGGTAGACATCATTGATGGTTGTCGTCGTTGCATAAGGTGTTGTTGTAGGATTTAAATTGGCCATGGGTGGCATGGCGTATAACGTTGAATTGCCTGGATTAACAAACGGCCAAATATAAAAAGGGTCTCGATCATAGAGTAGTTGACCAGTATTTAAGGTTGCGACATTAAGCGTCGGCAACGGAATTAAATACCGGGGCTGATCAGAGGGGATTTGATTAAAGTCCGCCATGGTTAAACAACCCTAGCAAGAAATAAAGGACTTGCCCGCAAATCACTAGACGAAAACGAACCACTATGATTGCTAACGGAAAGAATGTCATAGATTTCACTACCTGGAGTTACCACAAATTGATCAAATACAGACATAGAAACACTGTAAAGATAGCCAGTAATCCCAAAGTCTGCAGGCAGTAAAGCAGATGAATACGGATTAAGAAGTAAATTTGTAAAGACGGGATTGCTGTCAGTTGCGTAGGCGGGATTGTTATTGCTAAAACCGATTGGAAGCTGAACCGCGCCATGGCTTTCTCCTAAATGGCCAACTCCATTGCTGCCAAAATCACTATTCCCCAAGAACACATAACGCAGTGGAATTGCTTGGCCGTAAGTGTCTAAATAATTATTGCAAGCTCCATAATAACCACAATAAGTGTCAGTTCTTCCAACGGGTATGTATGTACGACGCAAGAAAAGTGGCAGCAACTGGAACCATGCAGCACCATATCGCGCAATCGCTTGTGTCCTAACAAGCATCATAGATGTATAGCAGACTTTATTTAGATCAATCCACGAACTAGGCGGGGTTCGATTTATGTGAAAATTAAAACTAGCAGAGCCACATCGAACAAGAAACCACGTAAACAACGGATCCACTTGTGAAGTCCATCGAGTAATCGTAGTTGTTACGGAGCTATTGAAACTGCCTTGCGATAAACTGCAGCCCGGTTGTGTATTATTTGTGGTATTAGCGTGGAAATCAAGATATTGCGTGCCCGATGGCTTGTGCGTCCCCGTGTTCCATGCGGTGGCAATGTGCACATAAACCTGACTTGCCGTAAACTTAAACCAATAATATGTTTTTCCATACACTTTAGAAGCATCATAAGTTATTTCAAGTATTCGATTTTCGACTGCGCCATCTAAAAAACTATCGTACCAATCCGTCATCAGGCCAGCACCTATAAAGGCATCCCTGAAGCCCGCTGCCATCTGAGAATTGCCCCAAGGCGATGTAACGGTGTAGGTCTGCTTAGTAACTGGCATTTATGCCTCCAAGGATAAATAGGTCAATGTAATGAGAATGTCGCCAGTCACAGAGTCATTCGTCAACCTGAATGGATAAGTAGTCCCAGGGACGGTTTCACGATTCATGGCAACAGGTGCAGGCTCAAAATTCAATGTCACAGCCCCAGGTAATACTGGATCCGCAATGACACCAGCAGCTAAGCCAGGAGCAACTGTCCTAAGTCTACTCGAATCAGCAGAAGAAGCTAAGATCGAATTGTAAAGCCTAAACCAACATCCTTGGCTTACTGCTATGCTAATAATAACGCAACTCTTGGGAAGCACAAAAGAACCAGTCACTGTTGCATTAGCCGCACAGTTTATAGTTACTGATGTTGAACTTCTCATATTATTAGCAGCAGAAGCACTTGACTCGGTAAATATCATACCCAAAGCAGCATAATTGGTGGAACTAAGTAGTCCACCAGTTGGAGTTCCAAGCAATACATTGAAAGACTTGAGGAATTTATAATTAGTCGTGGAAGGTGAAGTTGCAATAGATAGAGTCTTGACTGTTTCATTGGCAGCAAATTGAACCACTCCACTGGGTAGTGCATTGCCAACAAAATCAACCGCAAGTGCTGGATTGACAGTTGTTCCAGAAACTGAATAAGGAACATCAGTAATTCCAGAAAGAACGCCAGTTCTTGTCAATGCAAACGATATAGTATTTCCAGTTATACCAACCGATACAGGGAAGATAGAAACAGTCGGACGACTGTTATCTGTAATAAACGCAGTGGCTACTGGTGTTGTGCCAATGTCATAACCAGCACCATCTACTATTGTCATGACTACGGTTTCTGCAGTTTCAATTTCAGTGTCATAAATAACACTAATTGGAACCGTAGCAGTTGCAGCCCCAGCTAAGAATGTAACTACAGTTGGTATAACCGTGTAATCAATACCTGGAATAGCCGTTCCACTAATTTGAACATTTACCGTTAAGGGATTAGTTATAATGCCAGTTCTAGTAAGAGTAAACAATCCAGGGTTTTGAGTTTCTCCAGACTGAGCTTCGCTAAGGTCAGGATCAGTTGCCACGACCGTGATCACAGAAGCAACAACAGATATAGTCAATACTGCAATTTGAGGACTGTCCACAGCCGATGGTGAACTGACAACACAAGAAATCGTATAAGTTCCAGTTTTATCAAACAAAACAGTTGTGATTGGCGCAGAAGAATTTTGCATCTCTGCCGAGGATTCATCAGTGCCACCAATATCCCAAGCTAAGAAAACATTATTCATGTCATACACAAAACCACTTCCACTCCCTGGAGCATTGGCCTCAAAAACTGTCTTGTATAAACTATTTTCTGCACCAATCAAAGTAAAGTCAGTTGAACCTGGAGACGCAATTTGATAAGTGTCTTCAGGTTGAATTGATGAAGCAGCAATTGCTGGTAATTCCGATGGATAAGAAAGTGAATAATCAACAGGATAACCAGCCGCTACGCTAACCGGCCCAACAATAGTTACAGCTCCAATGGAACTAATTGCTGCAGGAGCTTCGATAAACTCAATATCCTTGTAAGAAGTCACACCCATGACAGTGACGCCAATGGTCACACTACCTGGGCTTGAACGAGTAATCGTAGTTGAGCTTTCCGTTGGTGTTCCAAAAGCAACGCCACCAAACCACGAATAGCCTGTAATAGAACCACTTCCAGAAACAACCGCTTCATAGGTTTCTTCATCATTTACATACAGAGTATCAGGACCAGTAATGTAAACAGCACTTGCATAATTACCTGGATTTGAATTGTTTTGACTGCCTTCAATTTGCCCATCAATAATCCATGCCGCTGGATTGTCCCAGTCTTGAGCAATTAAAGCGTAACCACTGGATGTCAATGGAAAAACGTTTGCCTCAACTTGCAAATTCCCATCTTCATCAAAAGACATAGATTTTACTTTATATGCAACTGTATCAACAACACTTGAACGGAGGCAAAAAACTGCTGGCTTATTTATATTGGTCGCCCTTTGACCTTGAACCACAAGTGTCCTCTCTTCAATAGATGAAGTCGTGCCATCCCAAATGAGAACATCGTAACTTCCATCTGATAACGGAGTAATACTTGAAATAAGGCCAGTACCATCTATCACTCCATTGTTTGGTTGAAGATACTGAACAGTTTCAACGCCTAACTTAAAACACCTTCCAACTTGCAAAGCGGCTTTAGTTGGTACAGTCTTAAAGCGAATAGTATTAGTTTCTAGTCTTGATTTCCGACAAATAAATTTAGCCACATCAATGGCATGAGCTTGGTTGGTACAAAAATCAGTAAGATCAAAAGTTTGAAGTTGTGCATCCTCTGGTGTGGCAGACTCTCTTACGTTTACCTCCCGAATCATGGGGAAGATTCCATTGGTGTTGGTAGTATTATTTGGCCTTTCATGGCGCCATTTAACCGACACTCTCTTGGGGTTTCGCTGTTGCAAATCCGCATAAACAAACTCAAATGAATCTTCAATAATGTTCCCTGATGTAAACAGGTTGGTAATAACCTCTGGTTGATCAAAATAAAAAGAAGGCTGCAGTCCCCATTTACCATTCTTAATGACAACATCTAACAAAAAGAAATCAGCAGTTTCACTTGCCCAGTTTCTAATGTTTACTGGCTTATCAAGTGTTCCATCCCAAAAATACTTTCTGCCCCGATTCCAGTTAGCAGCAGAAACAATAGATGACGTATCAATCTGTCCACCGCTTAAAATAGAGCCAACACCATATCTCGCATTGGTCAATAAGTCCAAAAAGACTTCTGGAAAAGTATGAACCGAGCCTCCACAGCCTCCACTTACATAGACAGATAATTGCTTTAGCTGTTGAAACTCTGTGCTGCTTCTGATGTTACAGCCAATGGTTGCAAGAAAACCATAGGTTGGAGTTGTTGGATTTGGCGTAATAATGTTGACGTAAGCAATCTCGTGTTCTGGGCCACGGCTTGCTGATGATTGAATTTCTTGAAAAGGAAATGCTTCAGCCGCCCTGCCCCATGTATCTGCATAGTCATTAGAAGAAGAGCGACCAGGATCACCTCCATCGCTGATCTGTACGCCTAAATCCTTGTTACGCTGAGTAGAGGGCATTTGAAAAACCCTGCTATTCCTGGCAACGGAAATGCCGTTGTAATAAGCAGTAACACCAGCAGATGATACAGTTTTGAATGTGCTTAACTTTGAATCAAGGACTTCAAGCGAATTTCCATGAAAACCTTGGCGCAGCTCATATCCACTGATTGGCTCCAGAATATATTCCCAGGCTTGAAATGATGGCATTTGAAGCCTAATGTAATTAAAGGCATTTTGTTGAGTAAGGCCTCTAAATCCAAAACATTGAGACATATAAGTAAAATTATCATTCGAACCCGCAACACGAAAGCCTAATCTGAAAAAGGAATATCTTGTTTCAGAACCAGAATAGCCACCCGAAGTATAATTGCTTAACGTAAGAGTTTGATTTGTACTATATTTGCGTCCCTTGTAAAACTCACAAGCCCTTCCATCAATTTCTCGATGACTCAGTGTATCCCTAAAATTACACAAGCCAGATATTCTTATCCCTTGCACACTTTTAAAGCCTATCTCAATAACTTGAGCAGCTCTTGGGAGGCTAAAAGAAGCAATAGATAACTTGAGTAGATGGCCTGTATTTGTCGCAACCCTAAACGTTGAAGTGGTTCCCGCCTTGTCCAGGCGAGCCAATCCAGCCTTAACAACCCGAAAGGTGGCTGTAATCTTTTTGCCGCCCCCAATGGGCTCCTGAGTGGCTTCTGATACGAAAATCTCATCCGTAGGACTTCTTGATTCACAAATGACATGTGCCGAACCGACCTTATAAAGTTCTCCAATGTTAATCGAATCATCCCATGCTCTTTGTAGACCAGCAACAGTTTGAGCAACATCAGAACATTTTTCTACATGCTTGCTGTTACCCTTGCCAGAAGTAAATGTTTTCTTGGCATCACTCTTGGAGCTTAACTCATAAGTAAGAATGTCGTTGATATTTAATGTTCTTTGAGAAGGGTTACCAATTGGAACACCATTGACAGAAACATAACCACTGTATGTACTGAATCTTTCGTTATACTTCAGCCGCTGAGCACGACCTACATCATCAGTGCTACATTTAATCCTGATTTTTTTTCCATTATCTGCTGGCTCAGTTTGCGCAGATACAGCAGGCCTCATCGCTGGATTAACCCTATGACAAAGACCAGCGCCAATAAGAGAATGAACCCCAAACTTTGTTTGAGTTGAAGGCTTGTATGTATAACAAAAATCTGTTGTCCACTGGTTATTCATGCCTCTGATGCTGAAAACATCAGCACCACCTGCATTTGAAGCATTACCTGGATCTTGACCTGCCGATCTACCGGCAACTCGATCTGTGCTCAATAAGCGCCCGCCATTCCTTCTTACATAGAAGGTCATTCGAGCACTGGATTCATTTGCAACTTGAGCACCAAGATCATAACTACCAAGCACATTCTCACCAAAAGCAAACTGCTTGACATCTAATGGTGAGATTTCGCCTTCTGAGATTAGATAAATAGCCCGTAACATTTGGTTTCCACCAAATGACATCATTTGACTCCAAAGTAAATTCGTATTTACCCGAACACCACCATAAATAACACCATTGACGGTTTCCCTATTGGCGTAAACCAATGGGATGGTAGAACCAAGTTCTACAACATTTTGCAGTGAATCAAAGCCGGCTTTAGGCGCAAACTCAGTTCTATTGATAACATTCTGACCCTGATCAGTATTTTGCCTAATTCCACCGCCTCCTCCTGACTGCTTCGGCTTGAAAAAAGAAGCCGCTGCCGATAACAATGTACCAATCGTTAAAAGTATGACACCAATAGTGAACGGTTCAAGAGCTTGCGGTCCAACAGGTTGAACGCCACTACGCTTTGAACATTCTTTGATAAACCACCTATATTCTTGCTCTGTAAAACCAAGCTCGGCTATAAGCTCCTTCTCGTATGGAAGAAGAACAATATACTTTGTTGAGGGGGAAAGCATTAGGAAAAACCAATTTCGCCAGAGGATGGCAAAGATCCAACAAGTGCTTGTCGCAAGGTACGCTTTGGAACATGACTTGATACGGCATCAAGAGCACTTCCAAGCTGGAGCGTAAGCCTTGAATTGTCATGCTGATAAGAGCTTATCTGGTAAATCTCCTCAGTGTATGTAGAAGTCTCCACTAAGGTGTCTGGATCCAGCCAGACAGTCCTTATTCTAATTGTCCACCTATCATCAGCCGCTTGCTTAACAAAAGCCAAATCAAGCGGAGAGCTGCCAAATACAACTTGTGCTTGAATGTTGCTACCTTCTAAGTCAACACTTGTTCCAGAAAACCCAAAGCCACCATACATAAAATTTATGCCTTCAAATGTTCTTGACTCTCCAGCGTGAAAGTTTTGAAAAGCATAACCTGTATTTGCACCGCTAAATAGGCAAAAGTTAATATAAGTCCCAATGGCAATTCTCATATTCCAATACCTCTTCGAGCTGCAGGGTTATTCCGCAGGGCAGACAGGGTACGTTGTTGACCCATCTTGGCGCCATCACTAGCAGCTTGCCTAGCCATTTCCCTGGCGTCCTCTTCAGTAATGAATGGTAAATCACCGGAGCCAACGCGATTGTAGCGTATTTCTGTAGAACCAGCACTCTTCATTAAATCAGACATCTGCCGATTTGAATTAGCATCTTTCAAGTGCTCCAAATAGCGACTATTCTCAGAATACAGATTCTTTGTAGTTGAAACAGGATCAGCCATTGATGCCGAACCAAGCATCTTTTCAGTATTAGGATTAGAAATTATAGAACCATGCGACCCTGGAACATACAGCTCTGGCCCTCCTTCTCCAACAATGATTGGCGTTTTAGCATAAGCAGGTCCACCACTTTCCCTGCCAAAGAGACCACCCAATAAACCTCCACCACCGCCGCCAAACATGGGACCAGTAAGCAGTCCACCAGCGGACATAAAGATACTTCCAAGACCAAGCAGAGTATTTTGCGTGCCACCTTCTTTCATTTTGCCAATGCCAGACATAAGCATTGTGATATTGCCAATAACACCAACAACACCAGAAATAGCACCATTTAATTTTTCAAAAGATGTAGCGCTAGCCTTTTGGCTCATGTCACCAAGAGCAAAAGCAGCATCGACTGCTGATTGATCAAAACTGGGAATTGAAATGCCAAGTTGCGAAATAAAATTAGGCAATTGCGCAAATGAATCTGCGCTCAGATTTAATGACGATTCAAAGCCTGTAAAAGCAGCAGATAAATTGGAACCAAGCCCAGGTGGCAGCAATGATTGAGTAGTACCTTGAAAGCCGAGTTCAGGTGAAACCGCCAATGATTGCGGATTACCTTGGAGAG